TGGCGGTATTGCTAGATGATGATCCAGAAGTAACTTGATCGTTAGTTGTGGATCCTGCACCAGTTACGTCAGCCATTGCAGAGTCCATCATAGTGCCAAAGCCCCATAGCATGACCACGGTTATTATTACAATAATTGAAATGTTTTTAAGCATAACCCCCCGATCTGCTTTGTAAATTATTTTAATAAGATATAACGAATTATCAATAAAAAAATAGTGTATATTTTAAGTGTTAATCTTTACTAATTCCCAGTCGGATTTTCTGTAAGGATTTTAACAATTCTTTTCCTCCCCATATCCATCTCGACCTCCGCCTCTACCTGCACGCATTGCATAAATACTCCTTCTTGATCAACACCTATATTTTGCATGGCTGTGCGTTTAATTTTAAGACAATCTGACATTCCGTTTGTAGGCACTGTCTCAATTATAGAACCGTTAGTTATAAGTAACACTGCGAATAATGTTTCAATCATGTGATATTCCGTTTTGTCTTAATTTATCAATCAATGTTTCAACATCTATCATACGTTCTTCTAAAAATTGTATCTGCATGTCTATTCTTGCAATTTCTGGAATTTCTGCGTTAACATGAGTGCGAAGTTCTTCTTGAGTTTTGCTAAGCCATTCCACTAACATGTAGAGCTCGTTTACTTGCGGACTGACCATGGTGCCTTTGGGCACACCTTCAATAAAATCATTAGCAGCTTCCATGTCTTGCTGCATTAACTGTTGGTTAGTTTCCATTTTATTTAAACGCTCAATCACTGAGAAATAGCTCATAGTGCCAATCGCAACAGCAGCGAGTATAGCTAAAAGATTACGTGCCGGAAGAGAAATAGAAGTGTTGTCTGATAATTTCATTTAACAATTCCATCTACGCCTAGCTTGATTGATTCTAGAGTTAGGATCGTTTTGAGTTTTAACAGAGGCTTTAGCTTTTTGACCTGCTGATCTTGCGCAATATGATTTACGTCTTTTTGCTGCAGCACTGCCTTTTTTAACTTTGCCAGTAACTGCAGTTTTAAGTTTGCTTCCAGGGTTAGCACGTCTATAGGCCTCAACGCCTTTTTTAGTCATGCCCGCACCAGACTTTGTAGGTCTATAGTTGCCCCCTTTACCAGTAGTTCTTGGAATTGACATTACGTCTTTTTAGGTTTCTTCGCAGTTTTAGCGGATCTTTTTAACGCGGCATCAGTAACAGTGCCTTTGCCCGGTCTACTTTTACCAGCTTTTTTAGCTTTGTTCATGTTATAGTACAAACCTTTTTTAGCAAGTGTGCCGTCTTTTTTTCTGTGGTAGCCTTTTGGTATAGCCATTGATTTTCTCCTTTAAATAGTAGTATGTTATTATCAAAATTGTCGTGTAGAAAATATACACCCCATAACCTGAAAAATCAATCAAACTTCTGAGCCTTTAGATTTTTTAGTAGAATAGCGTGATTCACAGAAAAACTCGTAGCCCTTCATATCATCTTTTAAATTGTGTGTTTTAAATATGTCTTTAGTCAACCTAACTTTATTGTGAAAAAGATATTCCTGGCATGTCGGCACAGAATCAAAAGTAGCTTGGTCGTATTCAGTATAAACAACTTGATCGCTAGAACTAAAAAATAACATTGCTGTAATTACAAAATACATTCCGCCCCACAGTTATTTTTTCTGATTATTTCTAAATATATCCACGCCTTTAAGGCCATATATCGAGCCCACAACGCCTACAAATAGCATCTGGTACCACATCGGCATTTCTCCAAATTGTACAAAAAATATGTCTATTTTTTCTTTAATCATAGGATCGTCACTAAACACGCTCCATATCAATAATAAAATAGGCAAACTGATTAAAATCAGCACGAACTCGTCTTTCCAGCCTTTGTCGTTTGATTGTCTTACAACTTGTTGGTATTCAATTTCACCACTAGCCATTTTTTGTGCGTGCATCATAGCCGCGTCTGACTCAAGCATTTTACGCTTTTGTCTATTTTTCATAACATGTGTGCCAGCACCTATCGCTAGTTTTAATACGTCTAATATCATAAATTATCTTCTTTCCATTTTTTAACATCGAATGATGGACATTCTTTTTTACTAATTTCATTATGGCCAATTACATCAGCATCAGGATAGTCTACTTTTAATTGTTTAACTAAATCTAACGTTGCTAACCACTGCTTGTCAGTAAAATTATTTTCAGCAGAATTATCTTCAGCCATTCCGCCCACCATGCACATAGAAATACTTTTATGATTGTATCCCGCTGCATGTGCGCCAGTATCCCGATTGCTACGACCAAGTTCTATTTCTCCATTTCTTCTAACTATATAATGATAACCGACGTCACGCCAACCATTTTCGTTAACATGCCATTTTCTGATTTCTTGCAAACCAATATCCATGTTCGGCTTAGTGGCCGAACAATGGATAACAATATATTCTGTACTTGCTCTAGGTTCCATTACATTGACAATGCAATAACTACTATAACAACGACTACAGCAAGGGCTATTTTTTTCTTTTTATCTAATGCCATTACCCAGTCTTTTACTTTGTTTAGTTTATCCATGGTTGTTCCTCCTGTTAATAATTATTAAAATATGATCTTCCAGGAACAGCGCTAAAACTTGCTCTGTCTCTGTCTTCATCCATAGCTCTTTTAAACTCTTCTTCATACACCGCTTTTAAATTAGGCATTAGTTGCGGAGCTTTTTTCATCGCAATATAATAAGCCATACCAGCTGTTAGACAAGGTAAAAATCTAAAAGGTATATTAGGATCATTAGTTGGCGCATCAATATCGTCTAATCTTTTTAGATAATAATACCGAATAGTATATGTTGAAAGATCAGGTGTTGGATACACAAATAAAGTAGGAGTTACTGTTCTTTCAAAATAAAATTGTGATGGTCTACCTTCTGAATCTTTAGAGGGCAACATTTCATAATCTGCGCGACTTATTCTAGATAAACTTACATCATTATTGTTAGAATCTCTTAGTGATACTTCCAACACATCAATAATATCTGTTCCTAGCGAATAATCTTTATCGCTAGCGGTTGTTGATTGCGTGCCAAGAGTTACAGTCCATAAATTAAGACCTCGATTTGCCCACTCAGCCATAAGAAGATTCATACTACGTACGGCTGTACGTAAGTCTTTACCACTTGTTTCTTGTAAGCCACATCGTTCGTAAGCTTCTTGGATAACCTCAGCGGCGTCCAGATTAAAATCTGTAGATCCTGATACAGCCATATATTACTCCTAATAAATCTTTTGGAATTCAGCTATAATTGTGTACATATTACCAGCATTTGCTGTACTTGGAACTACAAGATTAACATCACTTTGGTTACTATTACTAGATTTATCTGCTGGTATACCACCAAACTCTCTAAAGTCCCAATATCCTGTTCCTGTTAATCCGATAACTGGAATATCTCCATCTGAATCTTCTTCATCAAGACGAGCGTAAGAATCTCCACCGTCCCCTGTGTCACATGCAAACCAAACTCTCATTAGTGCTAAGTGTGCTACAGAAGTTCCATCTGCGCGTGCTGCCATTGCTGAAACATCACCGAATACGGTTGTTCCACCCGAGCCATCTGATTGATTGACTATCTTAATCGTAACACGATTATCATTTTGTTGTAGGATCGTTGGTCCTGTTACTGTATCTGCCATATGTTTCCCTCCTTAATCAAGAAACTGTGGGCCCGAAGGCCCACATAAAGTTATTAGTATACTGAGTATTCTAATTCCACTGTAAATCTTCCAGCCGTTATATCAGCGTTTACTGCTGTAGTAGCAAAAGCATATAAGTTTTTGCTAGCAATCGCCGCTGTAATGTTCGGAACAAAGATGTGGTAGTTACCCGCAGTATTGTTAAAGTTTACATCAACTTCTGTGATTGATTGTGTAGCACTTAACTGTTCGTTAAAAGATGTTACACCAGCACCAACAATTTCAGTTCCAGAAGAAACTGCAGTGTTAGTCGCTGTTCCAGATGTTGCACTTAGTGATAAACCACCAGCAAGAGTTTCTCCTGCCGCAGTTGTAATACCAATCAATGCTCTGTGAATGAAAAACTTAGAAGGTGTTACTAGTCCGTCTGGTGCGTCTGTATTTAATGCACCAAGCTCTACAAGCACATCACCATCGCCATATGCAGTTGATGCTGCGTTTGTTGATGCCAATGTACCAGCAAAAGATTGAATCTTTCTAGTTCCCATTGATATTAGTTGTCCAGTTGAGTTAACTGAAAAACCAGTTTCTGTGATCACGCCAGTAGAATCTGCTTTATTAATTACATTAAAGCCACCTTCTGATCTGACCGGACCACTAAAAGTTGTATTTGCCATATTAATATCCTCCTAGATATTTTAAATGTAGTCCCTAGGGGTGTCGACTATACGCGTCTACATTTAATTTATTTTAATTTGTATAGTAATTTTTATATATAGTAGATTTGTGAAAAGTGCAAGGTATCCCTATAGGG